CCGGAGCTAAGGCTCCAGGCCCAGAACCTCTTCGAAAGGCCCTAGAGGAGGTTGAGAAGCGTTTAAAGGCTACTCTAGGTAGACAACTAACCCCATTAGAACTTCATGATATTATCTGTATTTTATCAGATGCGGTATTAGCGGGAGGAATTAGACGAGCAGCTTTAATTTCTTTGTTCGATCGCGACGATAAAGAAATGCTTAAATGTAAATCTGGTGATTGGTGGGTTAAACATCCATATCGTGCCAGGGCTAATAATTCTGGGATTATTCCAACTCAGACTATTTCGGAAGAAGAATTTTTGTATATTTATGATATTTGTGAAAAATCTAAGGCAGGAGAACCGGGATTAAGTCTATCTAATAACTTAGAACTAGGATATAATCCTTGCCATGAAATTTCTTTAAATGACAAACAATTCTGTAACCTATCCACAATTAATATGACAAATATTGTAGACAAGCGCGATTATCTTAATCGAGTTTATACTGCAGCTTTAATTGGAACAATACAAGCAAGTTATACAGACTTTCCTTATTTGCGGCCACAATGGAAGCAAACCACAGAACTGGAAGCATTATTAGGAGTAAGCTGTACTGGGGTAGCTGATGCTATTAATGGAATAAATCCTGATTGGTTAGAAGAAGGTGCTAAACTTGTATTAGAAGTCAATGAAAAATATGCAAATAAAATTGGCATTAACTTAGCCGCAAGAACTACAGCGATTAAACCAGAAGGAACATCTAGTTGTGTATTAGGATCTTCCAGTGGAGTACATGCTCGCCATGCTAAACATTATCTTCGCCGAATTCGGATGAATAAGTCCGATGCATTAGGTCAATATCTTTTAAACACTATTCCAGAACTTGTAGAAGACGATGTAACAAGTTCAACCGGATTGGTTGTAACTATTCCTCAAGAATCACCGAGCGGTTCTATTATACGCGAAAGTGAATCTGCATTTGATTTATTAAATCGGGCTCTAATGTTTAATCAATATTGGATTACACCGGGGCATAGATCAGGAGATAATAAACATAATGTTTCCACAACTATCTCAGTAAAAGAAGATGAATGGGAAAAACTAGGTAAACTTCTTTGGAAGAATAGAAAAAACTATACTGGCATGTCGTTATTGCCATATGACGGTGGAACTTACAAACAAGCACCATTTGAAACATGTACTGAAGAAACTTATAATAAATATTCTTTATTAGTTAAAGATATAGATCTTAAAGAAGTTAGAGAAGATGAAGATAATACACAACGAGTAGAACAATTGGCTTGCACTGGAGGACTTTGTGAGATATAATAAAGTTATGAAATATTATCTAATTCTATTGTTTCTATTTTCAAGTTGTTCTAAAAATCTTTCATATAAAGATCAACTTACTATAAACATAGATGAGTGTCTAATTCATGTAGATCAAGAAGCTGCCGCTCAAAAGGCAGTTAAAATGGGCATGATGAAACTAGATGAACAATATCGTTTAGATTTAGTAAGCGGAGTTGTAAGCGATCAAGTTCTAGATTGTTTAAATAAATAATGCCAACCTATTCATATATTCCAGTTCAATACTGGCAAAAGTTTAAACGACGTTTATGGCGATTATTTGGTTCAAAAAACTATAAAGGCCGAAGAGAAGAAATTCTAGCCAGAGTAGCTATTCGCCATGGAATGATTCGTCATGAACGTTTCAATAAAGCTTTAAATAGGCTTTTAAAAGAAGTTTATAAAGATTCTATTGAAGATATTATGTGTTCAGGTTCTAAATTTTTAAAGGATATAAAATGAAAGTTGAAAAGGGCGGAATTGCACTTGTTAGTGGAATCTGGTATATTATTGTAAATATCCATTGTAATAAAAATAATAAAGAAGGATCATTTGATTGTATATGCGATCATGCAAATAATATTCACCATTGGAAATTTGATGACGTTGAATATTTTGCTTCTTTAAAAGAAATTAATAATTATAATTATGGGCTAGCATCGGATAAGTTTAATAAACTAGTTAGAAACCGATCAATTCCTTATCAAGTAATTGCTGAAGTTCTTTCTGGAAATTGGGATTGACTTTAATCATTCGCACACAAATGAAAACAATACTAATTAATATATATGGTGCTCCTGGATCTGGAAAAAGTACATTAGCCACAGAACTATATTCCTGGATGAAAGTTCAAGGATACTCTGTAGAACTATGCCGAGAAGTCATTAAGAAGTGGGCATACAAAGGTTATCGACCAACTGTATTCGAACAGATCTATATTACCAATGAACAGATGCTAGAAGAAACAGCGTTGTATGGTAAAGTGCAATATCTTATTACAGATAGCCCAATTGAACTAGGCGCATTTTATTGTAACTATTATCATGGCTCAAATGCATTAGATAAACTGCATACTCAAATTCAAGTTGAAGCCAAGATTAAAGGGATGATTGACAAGTCATTTCATTTGTATGTTCCAATTAAAGAAGAAGTTTATAAAGAAGAAGGGCGTTACAGTTCTTTACAAGAAGCTAAAGTATTAGACGAACGAATTAGTTCATTCCTTAAATTCAATGATATGAGAACTTTAAACTGCCCACTTCCAAATCGTAAGATTAACGCGATTGAATATCTTTTTAATGGACAACATCCAAAAACTATTGTATAGTAATAATTGTTCATAGGTACCAGAGTTAAACTCACCAGTAAATCTTATTAGGAGACAAAATAAGAATCTTGCCCGACCCCCAATCCCTGCGGTTGGGAAGTTCGGGGGAAAAGCCTTAGCGGGCATAATCGAGTTGACTGAGCTTAAGAATGCTTTCAATAAGATCGCGAGGTTTCTAATTGGAAACTATCGATGAGAACTTCTGGAAGGTTAGAATTAAAGATTCGTTCGCCTTAGATTTTTGAGATTGAACCCTATGTCATTAAAAATTTGCCACCTTTCTGATACCCATCTGCAATCGTTCCCAGAGCTTCCAGAAGCTGATATTCTAGTTCATTCGGGCGATGCACTTAACTATGGTTCATTCGATGATCTAATCGCTTTCAGGAAGCAATTAGAAGCCATTAAAGATAAGTTTGCTAAGATCATTTATATAGCAGGAAACCATGACAGGATTTTTGAAACTAATCCTTATATGGCCAAGAACTTCCTGTTAGAAACAATTCCCAATCTTATATACCTACATGACGAATCCTATGAATATAAAGGGTATAAAATCCACGGAACCCCATTCCAACCATTCTTCTGCGATTGGGCATTTAATGTTAAAGATAATCTAAAGCTTTATGAAATGTATCTACAAATTCCAGAAGATACAAACATACTTATCACGCATTGTCCACCAGAAGGTATTCTAGATAGAAATAAATATTCAGAACGATGCGGATCTAGAGCTTTAAAATTGGCACTTCCAAGATTGAAAGAACTAAAACTAAATATGTTCGGGCATATTCATGGATCATATGGGATTGATCTTATCGATGGAGTATGGTATAGTAATGGAGCTATCTGTGATGAGAATTACGACCCAACAAATTTACCGAGGATTATAGAACTTGAATAAAATTATTGTAGGGGTTGATGATAAGATGACGATCTTGCCAGATCCAGTATTAGAATTTGCTAAACAGCTTTTCCTAAAAAGTTATAAACCTCAGTTGTTTCTAAATGAACAATCTGTAAAACAATATGATGCAGATATTAAAAACTCTATAAAGGTTGCAGAGCTATTCATGGAGATGTATGAAAATAAAAAGTGGTTATAAAAGAAAGCTTTGGACTTGCGTTTAATAATTGCCGGAAGCAGAGATCTTAATCTCAAATATCCATTAGGTATTTCAGATTTTGTTTCTCATTTTTTAAAAGATAAACCTACTGAAGTTGTATCTGGTGGAGCTAAGGGAATCGATACCCTAGGAGAAGAATATGCAGGTGCAAGGTTAATCGATATAAAGCGATTCGAACCTGATTATAAATCTTACCCAGGAAAAGTTGCACCAATTATGCGCAATAAAGAAATGGCTAAATATGCAGACTGTCTTTTAATAATTTGGGATGGCGAATCTAAAGGATCTTCTAATATGAAAGAAGAGATGCTTAAGCTAAAGAAGCCAGTATATGAAGTAATTTTAAAGGCCCATGAATGATTATTTATATTTTATTTGTGACTTATACTCAGGGTTATATACAAAGAACTCAAGTGATAGATGTTGCTCCATTTGAAAAAGTAGAAACTTGTTTAAAATATGGAAAAATAATCACTACTGAATTAGAAAAAGATAATAACATTTATAATCTAGATGTTCGATGTGTTCCTAAAGAATATCATAAGGGCGATAAGTGAGTAAATTGAAGATCAGTAATTCCGCTTTAGACGCATATCAAAGATGTCCTAGATATTACAAATTTCGATATGTAGAACAAGTTAAAGGGGATTTCACTAGTACTCCGCTTCTTTATGGAAGCGCGATGGATACAGCTTTAAACTATATCTTAGAATCAATTCGTGATAAGAAGCCCTGGTCAATAGAAACTGCATGTCAAGAGTTCGATAAAAAAATGAATGAGTGGTCTGGACAAAATCGTTTAGAATTCTTCAAGAATGAAGTTCCAGAAGAACTTAAAGATGATATTAATCCAGATGATTTAACTCATCAAGGTCTTGTTTGGGAAAATATCTGTAAACGCGGGATAGATTCGCTATTCGTTTACAATAGGGATGTAATTCCTTTGATTGAAGAAGTTATTAGTGTACAGAATCGCGGATCGGTTTTAAATGAAGATGGGGATGAATTCGTATTTGTATTAGACTTTATCGCTAAACTTAAAGATGGAAGAACTGTTTTATTCGATAATAAAACGGCTTCCGCTAAATATAAAAAGAAAGCAGTAATTGAAAGTCAGCAGTTAAGTTTCTATATTGAGCAATATCCAGAGATAAAACTAGCCGGATATATTGTACTTATTAAAGACCCTTCCCGAGAAAAAGGATTAACCCATCAGATTATAATCGATGAAATTCCCGAAGAAACTCGGGCCAAATCATTTAAACTATTAGATGAAACAATGCAGAAGATTAAAGAAGAGAAGTTTGATTGTAATTATAAAGGATGTAAAGCGTTCGGCAAGGAATGTGAATATAGCAGCGCTTGCAAATATAATGATTATACTGGATTGATTAGTACAAAAAAAGAACCAGTTGACAAATAACCCAAAAGGAGATATAGTAATTAAATGAGCAAACATAAATATTCAAAAGAGTTCTTAGATCGAACTGGTCTAAGCATCGATAACATTAATCCCAGTAAAGTTCCTGAATCAGATCTTGTGACACAGGATACTCCACCAGATGAAACGGCGCCTAATTTCACAAGCAAGGCAATTGGACTTCATCGAGTACGTGATGGCGGCGGACATAAGTATACCCTTGTTGAAATCGAATATGATCCGGTAACGAATCGTTCGGGTAAAATTAAAGAATGCAATGTAGAACATAGTAAAGAAGAAATTGTAAATCTTTTTAAATTCAAAGTTGATGAACTAAACCTATTCTTTTATGAGGACCGAAATGACTAAGATTCAAGTATTATCTCGTTTGGAATTGGCATCTCAATTAGTTATTATTGGTAGTGTTTATACTATTGCATTTAAAGTACATACTCTACTTGCTGGATTAACTCTAGGTGCTCATATTACTTATGAAGTAGTTGGATGGTTAGTTCGTAAAGAAATGGTTGAACAGATGAATCAAGCCAAACTTGATTATATGCAAAAGACCCAAAGTGGTAGTCAAATTAGCGGGAATGCATAATGAGTTACCGAAGAAATAAAGAAGATAATACCTTCACTGCATATGAAATAATGAAATTTGATGGAACGGTTCTAGAAGCCACTGCCGAAACTTTAGATAATGCTAAAGCCATGCTGAAAAAAGAAAAAGAAGCCTGGAAAAGCTATAAACTAGATGAAGCTGGAACTTTTTTAAGTAAAGGTTGTCAAGATCAAAAGGGTATGGTATATTGTAGGGAAGATTTAGTTGATTTAATTAAAGAGGATAATAAGAATGAGTGAATCAAAACTAATTTATAAAAAAATGTCTGACGTTATGAAAGACATTAAAGCTATTACTAAAGATCAAAAGAACACTGCACAAGGCTTTAAATTTCGCGGAATTGATCAATTCGTAAACGCACTATATCCGGCGCTTACGAAACATGGAGTATTCATGGTGCCTTCTTGTGATAAAGAAGAACATGAACTTAAAGAAGTCACTCGCTCAAGTGGTAAACCCGGAATTGATAAACATGTAACTCTAATGATGAGTTATACCTTTATCGCAGAAGATGGTTCATGGGTTAAAGCCGGACCCATTCCAGCAGAAGGACTAGACAGCGGAGATAAGGCTACTAATAAAGCGTTATCTGCAGCACTTAAGTATGCTTTGATTCAAACATTCTCAGTTCCTACAGAAGATATGGCAGAAGCAGATTTAGATACTCCAGTAATTGCAACTAGTGGATGGGTAGATGTTAAACCAGAGGCTAAAGAAGTTAAAATGCCTGAACCCCAATTAGTTTCAGTAACTACAACTCCTCTAGAAACAAAGAAACTTCCAACATTTCGTAAACCTAAAGTAGTCGCAGAACCTACAGTTACTACTGCATCAGTTTCAGAAGAATGGACTTAATATAATGAATCAACAAGATAGTATGAATCAACAAGATCGTAGACTTACTGGAAATGCATCAGGACTACAAAATTGCATTACTCCTATCCCATATACATATGGAGGGCATCAATATTATTATCCTCCAACATATCAAGCTCAAATTCGTGAAGTTAAAAATGGATTTATCGTAAATCTCGATAGTAATGAAACTGTATATGAAACAGTTGAATCTATGCTAGAAGGATTGAGTAAACGATTTAAGAAAGTTAAAAATGGGAAGTAAACTAGATAAACTTTCATATATGAAACATGAACAAACAGTTTCGGGAACTGAACCAAACCTCGAAGTAACTGTAGAACAAGCAGAAGCTGCTGAAACACTAGATAAATCATCTGTTGAAAAAGTGCATGATGCAGATGCAATTGAAAAGCAACTTGTAGAACAGGAACAAGAACGGCTACGTAAAGAACCGGATCAAGAAGAACTAGCTTGTATGATGTTAAAGCTTTATACACCAAGGTTCAACTCTTTAATCGATGGACTATCCAATCGTCAATTACGTCGAGTTATTAAATCGCTTATTGAATTTCCACTAGGACGTGATTATCAACATAATGATAAGCATGAAAAAGAAGCATTCGCAATTGGTCAAGGATTGATGGATGCTAAAATGGTGCTAGTAATCAAGACATATAATGATAACAAAGATAAGATCGTTGAGCTAGCCGCAGAAGCAAAAGCCGTAGCAGATGAAGCAACTAAAAATATGACCGTAGAATTTAACGCAGAAGAAAAGGAAGTAAATTAATAATGGCAAAACTTAAACGTAATCAGGTCGCATCATTTTGTAAATCTAAAGACGAAAACTCTCCCCCATATATTAAGTTCCGAGATGGTAAAGTATACCGAGTCGAATCGGCTAAATACCAACTTAAAAGTTTAGAAAAAGCAGTTGCAGATGGTAAACTAGGCGGAGACGTTGCAGATTCTATTCGTGAACGTATTGAGAAGATCCCAGAATGGGTTCTTGGGGAAGTTATCGAACTAGTTCCAGTAAAAGAATAACGAGTCCTTGAGGGTGCGCAGATCGCGTTAAATGGTCAAGTATCTCCTCCTCTACTAGATCAGCCCTCTTTTTTTTTAAAGGTTTAAATGGAAGACACCACGATTCAATATAACCATAACTACCGACAAGGCAGAACCTATGCGGTAGATGTAGACTTTAATAAAGAAGATCTATTAGAATGTGTACATGCATTTGACACCCCAATTAAATTTAAAGTTGGAACTGCTTATCTAAATCCTAAAGATAAACATTATAATAAAAAAATTGGCAGGGAAGTCAGCACTAAAGCATTACAAGCAGATGCATTTAAATTAGCACAGATTAGGAATGATGGAGATAAAACCTTCCTTCGTTTTAAATCTGAAGAACTAGAACTTGTGTTTCGAGTATTTAAACATTCAGATAAACCACATTTAATTAATGTATATAAAGTATATCATCCTAAAAAATCAAAAAAACATGAAAATGAGGATGAATGCGAACGGGATTGCTAATTTTACTACTATTATTAAGTAGTTGCTCATATGAACCTCTTCATACATCAGAAGAGTATGATTACTGTAAAACTTTACAAAAAGAACAACAAGAAGGTCAAATAGAAATATACCTTCCAGCATATTGCGATAAATATAACTAGACTCAAATTCAAATAAATGCTAATCTGAGGAGATCATGCAATTGTATCAAAACTTTAAACAATCGGTAAACTCTTTACCTAATCTAGTTCCATATGGAGAACCTCAAAAGGTTAACCCAGAATTAGATTACTATGTTTCTATTTTCCAGTATACAGAAGATCAGCGTAGACAAGTAGAATCTAATAAAAGCGTTAAGGGAATCCGAGATGTTTCTACGGACTTTCTATATTTTGATTTCGACAAGAAAGACAATCTAGAGTTAGCACGTCAAGATGCTGTTAAACTCTCTAAACGCCTTGTAGATGAGGGGGTAGATCCTGAACAGATTAAGGCCGCATTTACCGGTCAAAAGGGCTTCTCGGTCGAAATTAAGCTTAATAGACGCATCTCTAATGAACAGTTCAAAGCTGCCGTTCAAAAACTAGCAGGAGATCTAGAAACATTCGATCTATCAGTAATGGATCCACCCCGAATTGTGCGGGTAGATAATACAAAGCATCCTGCCACTGGTTATTACAAAATCCCGCTAACCGTATATGATTTAGATGAACTAAAGATTAAAGACATTATTAATATGTCTATTCTTAATACAACTCTTAATAAAACATTTAAAGCTGTAGATCTTCCTGAAAAGTATTTCAAAGTACAAGAAAAGAAAAAAGAGAAACCTAAATTGTCAAATGATCTAGAAGAAGCACTTGAAAAGATTCCTAAAGGTTGGAAACCATATAAACATGCATTAGCCCAAGGCTTCTTTGAAAGTGGAGAACGCCATAATGCTCTAATGGTTATTGCCGCGACTTGTAGGGGTTTGGGATATTCTAAAGACCAAGCATATTATATTTGTAAATCAGCAGTAAAGGCACAAGCAACTCGCTCTGGAGATGGCGAATTTCCTAAAGAAGAACTATATGAGAATATCATTGATCAATCAGTATATTCTGAAACCTGGGAGGGAGGACAATATGCACCTGCTACAAATCCCTGGCTAAAGAAGTATTGTGAGCGGATGGGTTTCGAAGTTAAGAAGGAAGATGAAACTAAAGCTCGCCGTATTCAAGATATTCAAGATGAATTTAAGCATTTCGTAGATCATATTGAAGAGAATACGATTCTAACCGGCATTAAACGGTTAGATGATATGCTACCCATTACTATTGGAATCAATCTAGGTATTGTAGGGGCTCCGAGCAGCGGGAAATGTCTTGGAAAAGACACTCCAGTACGGATGTTCAATGGTTCTGTTAAAATGGTTCAAGATATTACAGTTGGTGAACTTCTCATGGGGGATGATTCAACTCCTCGTAAAGTTCTCTCAACCTGTACTGGTAAAGAAAAACTGTATAAAGTAATTCAAGACAACGGCGATGATTATGTAGTTAATGCATCGCATATTCTTTCATTAAAGACCACTGAAAATAAAGGATTTTATCAAAAAGGACAAATCATTGATATTAATATTGAAGAATATATTAATAAATCAAATGATTTTAAAACGAGATTTCATGGTTACAAAGTTGGTGTAGAATATCCAGAACAAGAACTTTCCGTAAATCCTTATTATCTAGGACTATGGCTTGGTGATGGAAATTCTAGTGGAACTATGCTTTATGCCAAAGACCAAGAGATTATGGACTTCAATGAAGAAGAAGCAGAATTGTTAGAATTAACACACAAGGTATATACCGATCCTAGAAATGGGGTTCAAACTGTAAAAATTATTGGAGAAGGTAAAAAAGATAACCATCTTCGACAAAAAATGATTCAACTTGGTGTTCTTAAAAATACTAAGAATTCTGAAAATTATAAGCATATCCCGCAATGCTATCTTATTAATTCACGAGAGAATCGTTTAAAATTACTAGCAGGATTAATGGATTCTGATGGACACACTAGGAATGATTTAACTAATTACACGATCACACAAGTTAATAAAGAACTATCTTATAATATTTTAGAATTAGTTCGTTCATTAGGATATAAAGCTAGCATAACTGAAGTAACTAAATATGCAAGTAATACTGAAGCTAAAAATAAAGGAATTTATTATACTATCTATTTTAGCGGTAATAATTATGAAGATTTAATTAGCTTCATGCGTATTAATCGTAAAAAATGTAATAAGGGTATTTCTCGTTCATCAGAATGCACGAGAATCAAGTTTGAGGATTTAGGCGAAGGTGATTATTATGGATTTGAAATTGATGGTAACCATCGATTCCTTCTAGGAGATTTCACTGTAACGCATAATACCGCTCTTGCTCTAGAAATTCTTAAAAACACGAGCAAAGCGGGAGTAATTTCTGTATTTGCTAGTTTAGACATGCATAGAAACCGATTATTTGAGAAACTACTTTATAAAACAACGGGCCTTTCCAGAGGAGAATTGTATGCGAAGATCCAACAAGGAGAAATTGAAACAATCACCGCTAGAATTAAGGAAGACTATGCAAATGTTTGGTTCTACGATCGAAGCTGTCCTACAGTTGGAAACATTAGAGAATACATCGAAGAAGTTGAGGCCGAAACAGGTAAAAAAGTTAAACTCGTTATGTTGGACTACTTCGAACGCGTTAATAGCGATAAATCAGAAGATACAGCAGCTTCTAAAGACATTGCAGGACAACTCCAAGACTTAGTAAATGATTTCAACGTTGCAATGGTCACTCTTGTACAACCCAACAAGTTTAGTATTCAAAACGGCCCAGATAAACCTCTTAAAAATTATAGCGCAATTAAAGGATCTTCATTTTTATCTCAATCATTTAGATCTATTATTTCTATTTGGCGACCATTCTTTACCCCAGATATGGCAAAAGAAGATAAATTTCTTCAAATGGCAATTCTTAAAAATGACTTAGGTGAGATTGGAATGTTCAATTTCGCATGGAATGGTAAACGCGGAGAGATCCGCGAATGCACAGAAGAAGAAGAAGCCGAGATGAATTATCTATTACAACAGAAAGCCGCTAAAGAGGCGGGAGAAAAGGAAGATAACGGATGGCAATGATTGTATTAGCCAATGGAATGATAACAGATACTCCTAAGGGTCCGAAAGTTGTAATGTTTAAATTTCCTGTTTGGATGAATGTCGAATGAAACGTTCTGAAATGATTAATATTATGTATGAAACTTATAGAAATTATCAAGGTCCCGGAGATAAACATCAATTTGAAATACTTTTAACTGTAATTGAAGAATATATGATACCAGTAGATAGGTCACCTTGTAATTGTGAAGATTGCGGCGGACCTAACCATTCTTGGAGTGAAGAAGATGAAAAGATCTGAATTTATTAAAGCATTAGCTAAATATACTAGAAATTATTATCACCCAATGGATAATCACGAAGAAATGGCCGAAGCGTTTTTAACATATGCAGAAGATTCAGGAATGAAACCTCCTTCTATTACAGTTATGAAAGATAGTTATAATCGTTCAGAAGGTACTTATGGATTTGAAGTAAATGAATGGGAACCAGAAGATGAAAAAACAAGTTAATGCATTCTTTGAAACATTTGCTGGAGAATATATTCAAATCGTTCAGGACTTTGAAATTACTACATATATTAATGTATCTGAAGACCAATCGCAAGAAGTACGAATGCCAATGACTTGTACAGGATTCTTAATGGATCTAGTAGATGGAATGGTATATCTATCTCCAGATGGCGAAAATATCAATCAAGCTCTACCATTTGATAGTGTAAAGCATGTAGAGATTGTAGAACTTAAGGATGCTGAACAGGAGGCATTAGATGAAGTCCCAGACCCTAAAAATCGATCTGGTTATAACTGAAATTAATAAAGAAGGTAAAAAAAGTTGGAGGTTTTTAACTGGAAATAATTATAATGATATTGCTAAAGATCTAATTCATCTTCAGAAATACCATGATAAGTTGACAGAATTAAAAGAAAGTAGTATAGTTAAGAATGACTAAAAATAATAAAGAAGTTACACTTCGACTTGTTAAAGATGATAGTGGAATTACTGCCGCAAATGAAACTGAAGGTACAATTGATTTCTTTGATAAAACAGAAGAAGCTCGTAAAGACTTCATTCTATATTTTCTAGAAGAATTCATTAATAAAGAAGTTAAATAATGGAACTAATCGCAGTTGCACTTATTTCATTATTCTGCGGAGGATTCATGGGTTATGATGCCGGTCATACTCAAGGATTTAATGACGCCATTGATGAAATGCAAAAAGCCAAGGTAAAAGAAGAATGAGTATGCGAAGTTGTTGTTTTTCAGATGAAGGAAAGCCCCACAAGCCAGATTGCCCAAAACAAGAAGAGTGGAGAAAGCGGCAAGATGATCGAGAACGAGAAACCCGACGAAGAGAAAAAAAGTTGCATAAAATGCGGGATAGAAAAACTGAAAAGTGAACTTAGATAATTGTGTTACTTGTTGTAAATCTTGCAATGTAAAAAAGAAATCAATTACTCCAGACATGATTAAAAAAGCATATCAATTTCTATTCGGTGATAAAAATGTATGACAAACTTCTTCATGGAAAAGACAATACACAACGAATTACAAACATTGAAATTCAAGATAATGAGGCAACTCTTTTCATTCAAAATGAAGATGGAACAGTAAAACAAGAAAAAAGAGATAATCATCCTTGGATATTATATCCTAATCAAATCTCGGGAAGTAAACGGTTAGAAGGAAATCTCCATTATAAATATGGAAAGCAGTTTACCACTAAAAAAGATTGGTATAACGAAATTTCTAAAGCAAAAAAGCAAAATTTAGATTTCTTTACAATTTGGGATGATAAAGAGCAATTTATGGTAAATAAGGGGCTAACTTATCATAAAGGCATGAAACATACTGAAGTTAGCATTCTATCATTTGATATTGAATCTACTGGATTGTTTCATAATACAGAAAGCAAAGTTCTGCTTATCTCTAATACATTCCGTAAAAACGGGCAAATAACCAGAAAGCTATTTTGTTATGACGAATTTTCATCCCAAGGAGAAATGCTTACCCAATGGTGTAATTGGATTATGGAAATGGACCCCGTTTGTATTATTACTCATAATGGGTATACTTTCGATTTTCCATACATACAATTCATTGCAGATCAAGAAGGAGTTCAACTCAATCTTGGAAGAGATGAATCTGGACTTAAACTAAGTCCTAAAGCATCTAAATTCCGTATTGATGGTTCTAGAGATCAGGAATACAAAAAAGTACGTATCTATGGCCGCGAAGTTATTGATACAATGTTCTTAGCAATTAAACACGATATTGCAGTAAAGAAATATGAAAGTTATGGACTTAAATCAATTATTAAAGTAGAAGGACTAGAGAAGAATGATCGGGTTCATTACGACAGTTCTACTATTCGTTTTAACTATAATATTCCGGAAGAGTGGGCCAAAATTAAAGATTATTGCATTCATGACTCTGATGACGCTCTTAGTTTGTATGATTTGTGCGCTCCAGCAAGCTTCTACCTCACTCAATCAGTTCCCAAATCCTTTCAGTCAGTAGTTGAGACCGCTACAGGCTCACAAATCAATGCTATGATGATCAGATCCTATTTACAGGACGGTCATAGTTTACCTAAAACAACGCCAACAGAAGCCTTCGAAGGGGCTATTAGCTTCGGTAATCCGGGCATCTATCGAAACGTTCATAAGATTGACGTTGCAAGTCTATATCCTTCTATTATTTTAGAATGTAAAGTATACGATGAGGATAAAGATCCTAAAGGAAACTTCTTAAAGATCATAGAACAATTTACTGCTGAACGCCTTAAGAATAAAAAGCTAGCTAAAGATACAGGAGATGCATACTATGATGGATTACAAAACGCCCAAAAGATCGTTATTAACTCAGGTTACGGCTTTATGGGAGCGCCCGGACTTATGTTTAATTCATCTTCTGCCGCCGAATTTATCACCAAAACAGGAAGAGACATTCTTAAAAGAGCGATATCCTGGGCAGAAACTAAAAACTATCTTATCCCGAATGCCGATACAGACTCTATCAGTTACACAAAACGTGATCAAATTGAAATTACCAAAGAAGAAAAAGAAACAAATCTTAAAGAAGTGAATGCATTATTCCCGGATAAAATCAAATGGGAAGATGATGGTTATTACCCTACTGTAGTTATTATGAAAGCTAAGAACTATGTATTATTCGATGGTAAGAAAGTTAAGATCAAAGGATCAGCATTAAAAGCTACTGGTAAGTCATTAGCTATGAAAGAGATGATTAAACGAATAATCGATTCAATCATTGAAGGAAAAGAAGATTATCAACAGATCTATCTAGATTATGTAAAAGAAGCTAAAGCTATTAAAGATATTAAACGCTGGGCCTCAAGAAAAACCATTAGCGATAAAACACTTAATAGCGAACGTAAGAATGAAACTATTATTAAACAAGCTATAGAAGATACAGAATATGTAGAAGGTGATAAAATCTATACATATTACAAAGATAAAGATACTTTAGAGTTAGTAGAAAATTTCGATGGTACGTATTTAGTTGATAAATTTGTTAAGAACTGTTATGATACTTCATGGGTATTTGAAAATGTATTAAATTGCGAAGAACTATTTAATAACTATGCGCTAAAGAAAAACAAGCCTTTGTTGGATCAATTATGATAGTACCAGTTGAATATATGAGTAGTTTCTCTAGTCTTCTAAATCAATATAGAAGCATTATTGAACAGGAACTTAATTTTAATATTAAAGCGGGAAAGATAAAAATTGAAGATTCTTCTCTAATAATGGTTAGGTCACAAAATGCGGATGAGATTAAATTTTCTGGAACTATTAAACTAGTTATTCAACCTAATGATAAAGAAGAACTTCTATTAAAAGAAAATAAAGAACTTAAAGAAAAACTGTATAAAATACAAGAAGCATTAGATATTTATGACTAAACAACAATATGATGAAATTATTGAAAAAATCAAACAAATCTTCCCCGGCTCTTAACTTCTGGGAAGAACTGCTTTCTAAACTAGCTATTGAACATATTAAAGTACTTATCGACAAAAAATGAGTGAACTCTTCAATATAACCGAATATCGTATTGCACAACAATATGTTAAAGATCTAACTAAAATTGTTAAGATTTTAGCAATAACGCAAGCTAGTTTAATGAATTATGTTAAATATGCTGCAGTGCTTCGTATATTAACGACTGTTTCAGATCATAAAGCTCTTCTAGAAATAGCATTAGAAGAAAACAAGATTATAGTTGAAACGCGCGGACAACGCCGTTAACAACTTAGGATAGATTATGCGTACAGATTGGCGCCGTAAAGCTCGTAATATCCCAGCCAAGGTGCAAGTAGCACCAAAGGTATGGTATGATATCACTTATCAAAAAGAGATTATTGATACGGCGGGTAATCATTTATATGGATTTACTGATCTTAATAACAAAATCATTACAATTAAGATGGATATGTCGCCAAAACTAACAGTAGAAACATTTATGCATGAGTGTTTTCATGCATTTAGTGAAGAATTTGAATTAGGTTTAACAGAGAAACAAGTCCTAGGATTGGAACATATTATTCCATACCTCGATGGGCTTTTTAGTCGAGGAAAATAAATGAGTGTTAAAATACTACTTTTGGACGTAGAAACGGCCCCCTTATTATCATATACATGGGGAACCTGGGATCAAAATATTGGATTGAACCAAATTCACACAGATACCTGCATACTCTCCTGGGCAGCAAAGTGGTATGGAGAATCTAAGGTAATGTATAAAGATCAGCGTAATGCTAAAGATCTTGAAAATGAAAAAACCATTCTACAAGACTTATGGAAATTAATGGATGAAGCCCACATCATCGTAGGTCATAATTCCAAAAAATTCGATGTTAAGCGAATTAATGCGCGATTTCTAGTTCATGGAATGAAACCCCCATCTTCTTACAAGCAGATTGACACATTGACTATTGCTAAAAAATTCTTTGCAATGACGAGTAATAAACTTGAATATCTTTGTAAAAAGCTTAATTGTAAAGTTAAAAAGCTTACTGCTCGTAAATTTTCAGGATTCGAACTTTGGAAAGAATGTTTAGATAGAAATAAAGAAGCTTGGAAAGAGATGCAAAAGTATAACATTCAGGATGTACTAGCTCTTGAAGAACTTTATAATAAACTAATTCCATGGGATAAATCAATCGACTTCAATGTATACAATGATAACGCAGAAGAACATGTATGCTCATGTGGTTCTAAAAAACGTACTAAGAACGGCTGGGATTATACGAAACATTTGAAATATCAACGGTATACCTGTTCAAACTGCGGCAAAGAATCCCGAGATAGAAAGGCATTTAAACGTGAAAGTCAAGATTAAGAAACTAAATCAAGAAGCGACTATTCCAGAATATGCAACCACTGGAGATGCCGGTCTAGATTTGACCGCAATTTCTAAAACCAAACCCGCACAGTTTACAGATGGTTCAATCGTTTATGGAACTGGATTAGCTATTGAAATTCCTGAAGGGTATGTAGGATTGCTATTCCCCCGAAGTTCTATTTCAAGATATGGACTAATGCTTACAAACTCCGTAGGTGTAATTGATTCATCATTTAGGGGTGAGATTCAACTTAAATTTAAACCAGTTGGAAATTATTCACCATTAGAATATGGAGTGGGCGAACGGGTCGGGCAGTTGATTATATTACCTTATCCACAAATTGAACTAGTAGAAGCACAAGAACTCAGCGATAGCGAAAGAGGTTCTGGATCATATGGCTCGACGGGGCAATAAAGAAGAAGATGAAGTAACAAGACTTGAAAAAGAAATACGAGAACTTAAATCAATCAATCGTTCCTTAATGAAGCAACTCAAGAAACTAGCTAAAGGAATACATAAACAAGAGGTTGAGGAAGCTCTTGAGAAATTAGAAGATAATGGCCCGAAAGAAAAAGAACCAGATAAATCCCGAGAATGCCCAAACTGTGGAAGAAATGGCCTTAAAGAAATCATTGTCGCCGGAAGATTATTCCACCGATGCGATATCTGCTCATATCGCTCTGGTTTAATAAAAAATGAAAACTTATAAACGAGGATTACTAGCTAAGGCAAATATAGTAGTTGGCCCAATGAAGATTAAAAGAAATTCAATTCCTAAAGGAACTAAATTTGGAGAATTAGAAGTTTTAGAGTGTTTAGGAGTTAATTATTTAAGAAATGCAGTATATGAATGTAAATGTAATTGTGGAACTATTTGTACAGCCGCGCGCAATCGGTTAATAACTAAAGCAAAACAATCTTGTGGTTGTTTGAATAAAAAACATCTAGATACAGTTAAACCAGATTTAACTGGTAAAACCTGGGAACATAAGTCAGCAGATGAAAAGTCACTGAATGAAGTTTATCATAGATATAAAGAAAACGCTCGTTATAGATGTTTAGAATTTAATATTAATCTAGAACTATTTAAAAATTTAATATCTCAAAATTGTTATTACTGTGATTCTCTACCTAGCAATAATGCCAAAAGAAAACATTACTACGATTTTAAATATTCTGGATTAGATAGAATAGATAATAATATTGGATACTTAGAAAGTAATATAATTCCTTGTTGTAAAAACTGTAATTATTTTAAAGGTAAATTAGGGAAACAAGAGTTCTTAGAGCATATAGAAAAGATATCACAATGGCAAAAAGAAAAAAAGAAATAGAAAAACTAATTCCAAGTCAGGAAGAATCAACAGAGGCCGATGAGAATAGGGATAAAGAACAAGCATTAGATGTACAAGAGTCATCTTCAATAACTGATGATGAACTTAAAAAAGAACTAAAGCGCTTCTTAATTCCTAAAATTCGATCTGCAAGTTATCGTTGGGGGGAACGTTCTCAGGCCATTAAGAATGCTAGAGTAGAACGTGGACGTTATAAATGTGCAATGTGTGGAAATCGCGAACTTAAGAATGGTGAATTCGTTCTGGATCATATCAATCCTGTGGTAGATCTAGATGGTTGGGATCAATCCTGGGATACATACATTACAAGAATGTTTGTAAAAGCCGAAGGATTTCAGGTTCTTTGTAAAATGCCTTGTCATGAGTTGAAAACATCATTAGAGGTAGAATTGCGCAAACAGCGCAGGCTAACTAAAAAGAAAAATGGTTAAGTACGGAATTATATATAAAATAACCAATAAGATTAATGGAAAGATCTATATAGGTCAAACAACTCGTGAAAATCCACATAAAAGGATTAATAACCATTTTATTAAATCAAAAGATAAAGATTTAGTATATAAAGCTTTTTTAAAATATGGAAAAGATTCTTTAGATATTGAAATAATTTGTTCAACAAATACATTAGAAAATCTAAATATATTAGAACAATTCTTTATTCAATATTATGGTTCATTAATTCCTCATGGTTATAATATTAAATTAGGCGGAAAACAGGGTGGAAAGTGTTCTAAACAGTTAAAAGATACTATTAGTTTAAAAGTTAAAGAATATTATAAAACACATGATGGAGTTTTTAAAGGTAAAAAATTTTGTAAAGACCATCTTAAATCTCTTTCTAAAGTTAGAAAAGGATTTGATTCTATAGTCAGAAAATTAGCTAGAGAAAGGGTGTATAAAAAAACTAGTATACCTATAAAAGCCATAAATATAGAAACAAACGAAGAATTTATATTTAAATCTTTAGGTGAATGTGCTAAGCAATTAAATTTACAAGAAAATAATATATCTAGGGTACTAAATAATAAACAAAATAGAAAACAACATAAAGGGTATAAATTTGAAAAGATCTAGAAGTTCAATTAAGAAAATTACGCCGTGAAGCTAAGAAAAAGCTTGCTAAATAGTTAACTGAATGTTAATCTCTATTATCTGTTATTAAATCTATATAAGGAAAATGAATGAAACCACTATTTATGTATGCTGCCATGGTTGTAACTGGCGTGGCAGGTCTAACCGGAGTTAAAGCAGCTTTTAGCAATTCTCCTTCTTCTCAAGAAGTTAAA